ATTTGGTCTTTATGTAGACAATGTGGACCCAAACAAAAAATGGAAGTGGGACCCAAAGGCAAATGAAAAAATACCGGGTATTAATTTCAATAATAAAAGGGTACAAATAATTGCTTCATTTGAAGAAGCGATACGACACGGATTTAAAATTTATTCTCATAGGACTTATAATGAGATGAATACTTTTGTTTACATTAATGGTAGACCTGACCATCAGAAAGGTCAGCATGACGACTGTATTATGGGACTTTCGATGGCAATTTATGTCGCGGAGAAATCATTCCAGTCTTTACAAAAGGTTGTAAATCATACTAAGGCGATGTTAAATTCTTGGACAAGTATCTCACACGAAAATAAAAATACATCTGAATTTTTCAATCCAATGGTCCCTCAGATGGGTAGACAAAATGGATACAATTTCGGTGCACCTACTAAAGGTGACTACCAAAAATATGGATGGTTATTTGGTGTAAAATAACTATTTATATTATTAGGGTATAAAGTAAAATTGTAAAATGAGTGAGCAGAATTTAACGGTATGGCAGAGACTTTCCAAAACATTTGGTCCTAATTCTTTACTGAACCAAGACTATCCAACTTATAAGTTTGATAAAACTGAGTTGTTAAGAACAAAGAATAGAGATGAATATGAAAGAGAGAAACTTCAAGCACAACAAAGTTATTATCTTGCAAATCAATGGGCTAAGGTAGAAAATAACCTTTATTCTCAGGCAATTTACTACGAACCATCAAGATTATCTGCTCAGTATGATTATGAATCAATGGAGTATACTCCTGAGATTTCAGCTGCGTTAGATATCTATGCCGAGGAGTCAACAACACCCAACGAAGATGGGTTTATTTTACAAATTTATTCTGAGTCAAAAAGGATAAAGGGTGTATTAGCTGACCTATTCAACAACGCCTTGGACATTAACACCAACCTTCCAATGTGGACAAGAAATACTTGTAAATACGGTGACAATTTTGTTTATTTAAAGTTGGACCCTGAAAAAGGAGTGGTTGGGTGTCAACAACTTCCGACAATTGAAATAGAGAGACGAGAAGTTGGTGTCAGTCAAAAAATTACTGTTGAGCCAGAAAAACCTGAGGATAGAAAAGCACTTCATTTTGATTGGAAGAATAAAAATATGACTTTTCAATCTTGGGAAATTGCTCACTTTAGATTATTAGGCGATGACAGAAGATTACCTTACGGTACATCTATGTTAGAAAAAGCAAGAAGGATTTGGAAACAACTTCTTTTGTCCGAGGATGCGATGTTAATTTATAGAACTTCAAGAGCGCCAGAAAGAAGAATTTTCAAGGTATTTGTTGGAAACATGAACGATGATGATGTTGAAGCATATGTACAACGTGTTGCGAATAAGTTTAAGAGAGAACAAATTGTGGACAGTAAAACAGGTCAAGTTGATATGAGATTTAATCAAATGGCTGTTGACCAAGATTATTTCGTACCGGTACGTGACCCAGCAGCACCAAGTCCAATTGATACATTAGCTGGGGCTCAAAATTTATCTGAAATTGCGGATATAGAATACATTCAAAAGAAACTATTAACGGCTTTACGTGTTCCAAAAGCATTTTTGGGATTTGAAGAAGTAGTTGGTGATGGTAAAAATTTATCATTACAAGATATTCGTTTCGCACGAACTATCAACAGAATTCAAAGGAGTATGTTACAGGAAATGAATAAGATTGCAATTATTCATTTATTCCTTTTGGGTTTTGAGGACGAACTTGATAATTTTACTTTAGGTTTAACAAACCCTTCAACACAGGCGGACCTGTTGAAAATCGATGTTTGGAAAGAAAAAGTTCTATTATATAAAGACTTGGTTGCAGACCCAGGAAACGGAATCCAGGCAACATCTTCTACTTGGGCTAAAAAACACATTTTTGGTTGGTCTGATGATGAGGTAAAACTCGATTTACAACAACAAAGAATTGAAAGAGCGGTCGGAGAAGAATTAAAGGCAACTCCTACCGTAATAACTAAGACAGGGGTATTCGACAATATTGACAAACTTTACGGTTCCTCAACTGGTGGAACAAAATCGAGTGAGGCTTCCACGACACCAGGAGGTGAGGAAGTATTGGGTGGATTACCAAGTGCTGGTGGAGAGGAAACTTTACCAGCTGAAGCACCAACAGCACCCGAAGAACCAGCACCAGCTGAAGCGGCAGTAACACCTGAGTCAAAGAACAAAGATATGAATATTTTGATTGAAAATGATTTGATTGAAGGTAAACAAATCATTGAACTTGGTGGTGCACAAGAATCTTTAGGAAAAATTTCTGAAGAACTAGACAAGTTATTGAACTCCTAATATTTATTTACAAATAAATCACACAATGACTTTCGGCCTAGTAAAATCAACAATTGAGTCAAACTTATTGGATTCGTATAAAAACGAAAAAGAGTTCAAAAAAACTCTCAGAGAATTCAAAGAAAATGTTTTGAATAATAAACAAGTTTCAAAACTTTATTCAGTATACGACCAACTTTCTCAACCTCAAGGTTTAAATCAAGTTGATGCCGAAAATTATTTGAATGAGGGGTTGAATTTGATTGAAAAAATTCTTCCATCGGTAAAGATGCCTTCATCAACAAAAAAATCAGAAAACAATCTTTATTCGGACATTGATACATTGGTTTACACAAACAAATTGAATTTGAAAGAAAGAATTCAATCAAGAAAAAATATTTTGAATGTTCTGATGAGTGAACCAAAAAAGATTACTGAGGGAATAAAAATTCCTGTTAGTTCAATGGTTAAAATTGCTAATTTAACTCTCGAAAACTATATCAAAGACATGGACTCAGAGAGTAAAAAAATATTCATTGATGTAATCAAGGGAGATAAAGAAAATATGGAAAAAGATTACTCTACCTTGAAAGAAGGCACAATTGACAAATTGAAAACTTTGTTCACTGAGTCTGAAGAGGGTGAAATCAAATCCAAAATCTCTGAGACTATTGAAAAACTACAAAAAGAAGAATTCACTCAGATTAATTACGTGAAATTAATTTCTTTGAAAAACGGGTTATAATCCGTTCCTTTTTTTCTGAACGTAAATTGCTTTGAGAATTTTTTTCCTTGACTTTACAGATTTCTTTTCAAATTCTTTTCTTTCGTTTAGAATTTGATTTTGTTTTGTTTTGATGACTTTGTTTTTGAGAATTTTTAAAGACTTCTCTAAGTTGTCATTATTTTTTACTTCTATAATTAACATAATTCTAAAATAAATATACTAATTGTTTTCATTTTTGACAATGAAACAACTTACTCTTATTTTTAACAAAAATAAACATAGTAATATGAACAAAAATGAAAAAAGGAAAAAGTGTAAAACTAAATCTATTCAACCCAATAAAATCAATGTATGGAACGGTAGATTCTAAAAATTTGAAATCTGTTTTTATAAACATTCAATCTTGGGTCACACCCAAAAATGAAATGGAAAATTGGGGTAGAGTTGTTGGTAATCTGAACAGAGAAATCAAACATTCGATTTTAAATTCCAATAAATCTGAAATATTTCTTCCAAAAACTATAGTCGATTTAGACTTACGTGTTAGTGGTATTTCAATAGGTAAAAAATCTTTTTTTAATCTTGAAGTTAATTTGTTTTCAAACGAACAATTAGATTTTAAATCTGAAAAAATCAAATTTGAAATCAAACAAATTATTAAATCTATCTACATTAACAATATCGAAAAAAACAAATATTTTACTTTTTCTAAGTCAAAAAAATAATTAACAATTCAATCTTGTATATTTATCTGAAAACAAAGGATGAAACAACTTCGTATATTAGAGGCAAATGAACTTGGTCACGGAATTCTTATAGAGATGGACGCGGGTTTTATAAATCCAAATGACTCATTGAATTTACCATTGTTGGAACAAGCAAAAAAATTAGATTATAAAAGTCCTTTTGAATTCTATGCTGTACTTCAAAAGTATGACACACCAAATAGAAACGGAAGATTTTATCCTGAAAAAATATTAAAAAGAGAAGCGGAAAGATATAAAGAAATTATTCAAAAAG